AGCCCGGCGGGTCAAGCTTTGATTCTCAATTCCGCAGGATGGAACAGCTTGAGAAACAGATCAACGAACTAGGCCTGTCGGCTGTGTTAGGTCAGAAACTGTCAGCAGAGACTGCCGAGGCCAAAATGATCGACCGCAGCCAGGGCGATTCGACCATGATGGTGATCGCGCAGCAAGTGCAAGACATGATCGACAACTGCCTGCAATTTCACGCTGATTATCTAAATCTCAGTCAGGCTGGTAGCTGTTTCGTCAATCGTGATTTTGTGGGCACAAAACTTGATCCCGCGGAGCAGCTGGCCCTGTTGCAGCTCTATACCGCAGGCACGATTACCCAGAAGACGCTGCTCGACCAGCTCGCGCAAGGTGAAGTATTGGGTGATGATTTCGACGTTGAAGAGGAGCTCGAATCGACCCAGGCCGGCGGCCTGATCGAGATGGGCGGAGCAGAAGAAGCACCAGCAAGCATCGAAGAGTTGCCGCCACCAGAGGAGCTGTGACAGACCACATCATTGATGTGACGGATCCTTTGGAGCCGCGCCGTCCCAGAAGGCAAACTCTGGGCTATAGTCGCAAACCATTGCCAGAGCATATTTTTGCAGTCATCAGGTTGAGCTGGTTTAAGAATGGCAAGCCACATGAAATAGATGAATTCCAAATCGATGAGAGAACGCAAAATAGCTTTGATGCCTTTATGTCAGCAGTCACTCAAGCAATCCAGTGTGGTGCAGATGTGACTGTGATTTGCAGCATGGATCCGGCTGAATTCGGTCTAAATTGATGGCCACACCAGAATCGCTCTATCGCAATGCGATCGATTTAAACCGATACAGCAACAGCGTTGCACGGCGTGTTATCAATGCCTACAACGACATCATCATTGATGCGGTAAATCAGTTGCGCGCGATAGATGAATTGGCAGCGCCCGTAAAAGCCGCAAGATTACGAGCAATCCTGGCGCAACTCAAGGACTCGCTAGCGACCTGGGCAGGAGACAGTACTGAAATCACAGCAATTGAGCTGCAGGGCATCGCACAACTGCAGTCTGAGTTCGTGGTTGATCAGTTGCGCCGCGCCCTTCCAGCCGGGCAGCGCACTGTAGTTAACACAATAGAAATCAGTCCGCAATTTGCTCAGTCTGTGGTCACAACTGATCCTACTCAGTTAAACGTCGTAGCTTTGAGCGATGACTTATTCGCAGCTGTCCAGGGTGCGCCGCAGACATTTAGCCTTACCGCTGCTCAAGGAGCAACTATCACACTTCCCAATGGAGAGGTGATAAGCAAAGCATTCCGTGGCATAGCGGTCGATCAAGCCGAGAGATTTAATCAGGTCGTACGGCAAGGCTTGCTCACGGGAGAGCCAACCACAGCCATCGCAAAACGATTGATTGGCAATCTTGAATTTGGCGAACGCGCAAAGACTGTCAAGCAATTGGTTGCGGCGGGTGGCCAATCGACTGCAATCGCCGACAATCAGATCGTGGCGCTTGTTCGCACAAGCATCAATCAAGTCGCCAATGCCGCTAGTCAACAGGTATATGAAGCTAATCAAGACATTACCAAAAAATACAAATATGTAGCCACTCTGGATACTCGAACAAGTCCGATATGCAGGGCTCTCGACGGCAAAGAATTCGAATACGGAAAAGGTCCAACGCCGCCGCAGCATTTCAATTGCCGTAGCACGACAGTGCCGATATTGGATTTGCCACGGGGCGCACCTCCGGTACCAGAGGGCAAACGCGCAGCAGCTGGCGGGATGGTGCCAGGCAATACCACCTATGGAGAATGGCTGGCTAAGCAGGATGCATCAGTTAAGGCCAAAGCATTAGGAGCGAATCGTGTGCAGTATTTTGATCGTTTATCGAAAAAATATGGTCCGACAACGGCAATAGCCAAATTAGTGCGCGATGATGGATCTGAATTAACCTTGGACCAACTCAGATCTAGATATGGAACTTAAATATACGCATTTGGACGGACGTCGATCATCAGATTTTGTTGAATATTCTGGCACCGAGGCTCGCTATGTGCTGCACCCGGATGGCAGCGCTGCGTGGTACGACCGTCATGGATTAGCATTAAAAATAGAGGGCGGCGATAGTCATGCCACAAAAAATGAGCAAAGCCCAGAAAAAGGTGTCAAAGGTGCTGAGCGAATTCAAGGCCGGCAAATTGCGCAGCGGCAAACCAGGACCAGGAAAAGGGCCAACCGTTAAAAGTCGCAAACAGGCCATCGCTATAGCACTCAGCCAAGCTGGCATGGCAAAAAAGGGTAAGCAAGGCAAGAAGTGATAAGTTAGGATGCGTCTGAAATAGCCCTACGGGTCATTTATGCCTGAAGAAATTATTCAGGAGTCTACGGCGACTGATGCTGAAGATCTGACCGCTCTCAAGCGCAGCATCGAAGCACTTGAGCGCAAAAATCACGAACTGATTGGGAAGATCAAAGACCTGAAGTCCAAGGCACCACCGGTGCCAGACGGTGTGGACGTAAATGAACTGCTCGAATTCAAGCGTCGCAAGGAGCAGGAAGAACTCGAAAGCCAGGGCAAGTACAGCGAAGCCCGCCAGGCGCTCGAGCAGCAATTTCGTGACATCACAGCAGAGAAAGACAAGCGTATCGCTGAGCTCGAAGCACGCGTGCGCGAATTGGAGCTAGTTAGCCCGGCGGTCTCGGCTCTGGCAGACGTTGTACACGACCCAGATCTGATCTTGAAGACCAAACTCAGCGCCGACAAAATTGAACGCGAGCAGGATGGCACTGTCGTGGTTGTCGATGGCTATCAGCGCATCCCAGTGCAGGAATGGGCTAAAACGCTGCCGGCATGGATGCAAAAGCAGCCCAAACCACAGGGTAGTGGCGCACCGATCAATCGCGGATCTGCAGAGGTGCCTGCTGGCGTCAAAAATCCTTTCACGCCCGAGCATTTCAATCTCACCGAGCAATCGAGACTGTTCCGGACTGACCGCGATCTATATGAGAGAATGAAAGCTGCAGCCAAATCGATGTAAGATGAAGCTGTATGGCGTGCAAGGCTACGCTGAGCCGCTGGGGCTACGCCCACAACCGTAAACCAATCTTGAGGATCTGTCGTGGCGACTCTTCGCTCTGACATCATCATCCCCGAGGTATTTACGCCGTATGTCATCGAGCAGACCACCCAGCGTGATGCCTTCCTGGCTTCCGGTGTGGTGCAGCCGATGGCTGAGCTGAATGCCACGGAGGGCGGTGATTTTATCAACGTTCCCTTCTGGAAAGCCAATCTTTCCGGTGATTTTGAGGTGCTGTCTGATAGCAGCAGCCTCACCCCTGGTAAGATCACTGCCGACAAGCAAGTTGGCGTGATTCTGCACCGCGGTCGCGCCTTCGAGGCTCGCGATCTGGCTGCTCTTGCAGCCGGTGCCGATCCCATGGCCGCTATTGGCGCCAAAATCGCCGATTATGTTGCCAACCAGCGCCAAAAGGACCTTCTGTCCTGCCTCGGTGGTGTGTTCGGCAGCCTGGGCAGCACCAGTGCCTCCGCCGCCTTCTTTGGTCTGACCATCGACGGCGAGTCTGGCGACACCCCGACCACCCTCAGCCCACGTCACGTGGCTGAAGCCCGCGCCCTGCTGGGCGATCAGGGTGACAAGCTGGCTGCCGTGGCCATGCACTCTAAGGTCTACTACGACCTGGTTGAGCGCAAGGCTATCGACTACGTGACCGAGACTGATGTTCGCATCAGCTCATCGAACGTGGACTTTGTGGGTGGCACCATCGCCCCCGCATATGGCCCCATCAGCGTGCCGACCTACATGGGCCTGCGCGTGATCGTGTCTGACGACGTGCAGACCGATGGCAGCGGTGCTTCGACCGAGTATGCCACCTACTTCTTCACCCAAGGCGCTGTTGCCTCCGGTGAGCAGATGGCAATGCAGACTGAGACCGACCGTGACATCCTCGCCAAGAGCGATGCCATGTCGATCGACCTGCACTATTGCTATCACCCCGTTGGCGCCAAGTGGGCGGTGACCACCACCAACCCCACCCGCGCTCAGCTGGAGACCGTGGGCAACTGGTCGAAGGTGTACGAGTTGAAGAACCTCGGCATCGTGCGCGCCACCAACACCTCCAACATGGATTGATAGGAGGAACTAACCATGGCATCCGTATTTGAAGCCACCGCCGGTAAGGCGATCGGCTATCCCGAAGGCACTGGCGGCGCTGTCGTCCAGGAGACCAGCAAGGCTACTGGGGTCACCCTCAATAAGCCCGCTGGCGAGATCACCACTCATGACGCTTCCCTCGCAGGTGGCGCTGAAGTGAGCTTCGTTGTGACCAACTCTTTTGTGGGTCTCAATGATGTTCCCGTGGTGTGTGTACGCTCCGGCGCTTCCACTGGCACCTATGTCGCCAGCGTGAGTGCTGTTGCTGCTGGCTCGTTCACCGTCACTTTGTCCAACCTCGGTACCACCGCAGGTGAGGCACTTGTGTTGAACTATGCCATCATCAAGGGCGCTGAGGCCTGATAATGGGTCTATTCGCCTTTCGGCGACTGCGTGAACTCGAGGCCCTGGCGGAAGCTGGGGCCTCTTTCACTATCGCAGAGCCCACACTTACACTTGAAGCAACCGTAGACCAACCGCTGTCAACAGATGGCAATAACAATCGACGCAACGGTGGGCGGCGCAAACGCCAACAGCTATCTGACGTTGGCAGCAGCAGAACTACTGATTGAAGGTTTAGTCCAAGATGCCGATGTAACAGCATGGACATCGGCTACCACTGATCAGAAAAACCGGGCCCTTTATACGGCTACACAACGGTTAGATCGTGAACGGTATTTAGGTGCTCGTGCTACAGACACGCAGGCATTGCAATGGCCGCGTACTGGCGTTAGAAAACCTGACACTTACATCAACACCTATGCTGTCGGGTTTCCATTTCGCATAACCACAGATTATTTTACGGACACCGAGATCCCAACTCAGGTCAAACAGGCACAGGCAGTATTAGCGGTTTACCTCAACAACAATAAGGATGGACTTGGATTGAACGGGCTTGAGGATTACAACAGCGTTACCATCGGTCCGATCAGCGTGACCATGAATCAGTACAATCCGCAATCGGGTGCCGACAACGTGCCCCCGTTGATGGAGCGCTATTTGACAGGGCTTAGAATTAGTGGACCAGGTAACATATCCATCCGGAGGAGCTGATCAATGGTTGTTTTTATCGGCGGTGGTGATGCTGTAGCACGCGAAGGGCTTGAAATCCCGACGCATGACTACATCGTCAATACTTACGACGCCAACAACAATCTGTTGACTGCCACTTACAAGCGTGGTGGTGCTAGCGGCAAGACGGTTGCCGTGCTGACCATGACCTACGACGCCAGCGACAACCTGCTGACGGTTACTCGTAGCTGACCATGGCACGTTTCGATCTGTTTAGCGGCACAATTCTGCAGGGTATTGACCTGCTGGACCTTGAAGACAACAACAAGGTGATGCTGACGCTGGACGGTCGAATTCTGTTTGGTGCTGCACTTGATCCGGTGCCTTACGGCTTTATCCTTGCCGAGGATCGCAACAATATTACATGCGAAAACAGTGACAATATTTTGCTTGAGGCTTCACGATGACGCTTGCTGTATCGCTACGCAAGATAGCTAGCACACTGATGGCTAAGTTTGGTGGAGCCGTGGCAATCCGTGTTGTCACGCCCGGAACTTACAACACCACCACCGGCGCGATAACAGAAACCACTGCTGATACATCTATTAATGGTGTGCTGGAAGATGTGAATGTTCGTGAGGTCAATGAGCTCATACAAGCTGGCGACAAAAAGTTAACAATCGCTGCTGCGGATGTAGCCGCTGCACCGACCACCGCTGATCGTGTGGTGATCAATAGCATCACCCATCAGGTGATTCGCGTGCAGACGATTGAGCAAGACAGCACTGCAATAATATTTGAGCTTATCTTGAGGGCTTAGTCATGGTACGGCGCATCAATCTAGCTCAATTTGGTGATTATGCACAAGAGAAGTATGAACGGCTGCTTCGCGAGGTGGTTTTTCAGACCGATTATCTGCTTAAGCAGGGCAGTCCTGTAGATACTGGCAGGTTGCGGCTCGCATGGTCTATCAGTGAACAAGGCACACCAGGTTACGATCCTGGACCACAATCCAGTGTGCCGGCTCTCGCCCCTCCACGGCGCTTGGACTATCAAACAGAACGGGCAGGCCATGTATATCACATCCACAACAACTTGCCATATACCGAGCCTGTGATTTATGGCACGAGCTTGCCAGAGTCTTGGGGCGGACGCTGGCGATCGAAAGATAGCCAGATCGAAAAGAGCTATCCAGATATTATTGCTCGCGAAATGACGAATTGGGCGCGTCGCCGCGCTGATCAGCTTGGGAGGGAAGACTAATGGCTGCCATCAGTCTTAACACGGTCCGATCCGCAATCGAATCGCGACTTGCAACCGAGATGGCGCTGTCTCCCACGATCCCTGTGGCATTTCACAATCAGCCTTATACGCCGACGCCTGGCAGCTCCTGGGTGCAATGTTTGGTCAGTTTTGGTAATAATAGTTTTTTAACTATGGGTGGCACGAGCGGCAGCAGTAATAGCGTTGTTGGCGTAGTAACCGTCAATATCTTTACAGCTAAAGGCGTGGGTCCTGGCGCAAACTTGACAATCGGCAAGCGAATTCGTGATCTCTATAATAGAGTTATCGTATCGGGGGTTCACTTCGATCCGCCAACTGGACCTGAAGTGGTGGCGTCGCCATCTCCAGAGGGTTATTTCCAGACTCAGGTCAGAATGACCTTTGAAACCTTCGAGGATCTCTAACAATGGCTTTTTACCGAGGGCAGCAAGGCTCCGTTAAATTCGATGACGCGGGTTCTTCTGCTGCTGCTATTACCAGCACCCGCTCTTGGTCTTTGACCGTTGAAAAGGAATCGCTGGACACCACCGCTCTGGGCGCTACCTATCGCGCCAATGTGGGCGGTCTGATCAGTGGATCTGGCACCTGCGAAATCCTTTACACCGCTTCTAGCGCCGACGAAACCAACGTGTTTATTGAACACGTCAATACGGCAAACGATTCAGGCGCTGCCCTGTTTGAACTGTATCTTGATACCAGCGGCACCAAAAAAATCAGCTTCACTGGTGTCATTACCTCGGCTGAGTATTCTGCTACCGTTGGTGAAATCGAAGTCATTACCCTGAACTTCGTGACCAACGGCGCCATCACTCTGGACATCTGATCATGGCTTTTTATCGCGGCCAACAAGGCACCGTCTTTTTTGACAAGGCTGGTAGCGGTGGTCTGTCCGAGATCGCTGCAGTGCGCTCCTGGTCTATGACCGTGGAG